CACGGGACTGCTGGGAGAAGCACTGGGCGGCCTTGGCAGCATCGGCGAGATGATCACTGGCTCCGGCGGCTTACTGGGCGGTCTGGGAGAACTGGGCGGCACTCTGGTGAGCGTGCTGGGCTCCATTGGCCCCGAAGGCTGGCTCATTGGCGCAGCCATCGCTGGCGGCGGACTGCTGATCACCAACTGGGACAAGATCGGTGATTTCTTCAGCGGGTTCTTTGACTGGCTGGGAAATGCCTTCTCGCACCTGTGGGATTGGATCAGCAACGGCTTCAAGGGCCTGGTGGACGTGGGCGGAAACCTGGTCTCCGGCCTATGGCAGGGCATTACCGGCGCGGCGGGTGCGGTGTGGAACGGTATCTGCGACTTCGGCAGTGCTGTGGTGAACGGATTCTGCGACTTCTTTGGCATCCATTCCCCCAGCCGCGTGATGGCGGGCATTGGCGAATACCTGAGCCTTGGTTTGGCGCAGGGCATCACCGACGAGACCGGCTCCGTGGTGCAGGGCGTACAGGACGTGAGCGACACTGCCCTTTCCACCATGATGGATCTGGCCCAGCGAGTGGGCGACATTGCCAGCGACGACTTCGAGTATGAACCCAGCATCCAGCCCGTAGTGGACATGAGCGACGTTCAAAATGGAGTGGACTGGCTGAACGACACCCTGTTCCAGAACGGCACGGTAGCCCTGAACGCAGAGCGCACCGCAGGCCTTGCCGCCAACGTGGTGCGCAGAGCCGAGGTGACCAAGGCCCAGCAGGAAGAGGCGAACAAGGCTGACCAGAAGACAAACCCCAACGCCGACATTGTTTCGAGCGTGGAGGCACTGGGAGAGCACATCGACAGCATTGCCCGGGCCGTGGCCAACATGAAGGTCCAGATGAACGGCCGGAAACTGGTGGGCGAGATCATCAACGACGTGGACGAGGGGCTGGGGAAGATCAACCGGAGGAACAACCGATGATGGGACGGAGCGCAACTGACCCGGCGCTTTCCTCAAAGATCCCCACATTTGCGGGGCTTATTTTTAAGGTATATGACAATGCAGGGGCTTCCCGGGAATACAGCACGAGAGACTTCAACCTGGTCCCCCTGAATCCCCTGCATGTCAATGCCTTTGAGGAAAAATACGAGACGATGGACTTTCCTTCCTACCACGGCACGCCGGAAAAGGCTCCGCTGGGAAAGAGGGTGTTCCAGAACTCGACCGGGAGCTGGGACTTTTATTACGTGGCGGACGGCGTACCACATTCCAGCTGGGATGACTACGGACGGCACGCCATGGACGATGTGCGGGAGCGATGCGGCATCCCCGACAAGACCGAACAGAGCATTCAGCTTTACCCCGACTGGTCGAGCCGGGAAGGTGACTGGACAAGCACCTATTTCCGGCTGATGCGGATCATTCAGGGAAGAGAATGCGAGGTGCGGATGGAGCTGGGCGGAACCGTGCTCTCCACCGCGCAGACGAGAAGCTACAAAGGGCGCTGCTGGATCAGCAACGTCAAGAACGGCAACGACGGACGGGTGACGCTGACCATCTCCTATGACTTCCAGCCGCCTGCCGACATGCTGAGTTAAGGAGGAGCCATGTACCATTCCATCACCATTGGTGACAAGAACACCTGGGATGACTGGAAGATGATCCCGGTTTCCCGGCCTGTGGTGGCTCCCCCGGTGGAGAAAGTCCTCTCCGTGAACGTACCCGGACGAGACGGAACCACCTACCTTTCCAAGAGCCTGACGGGTTACCCGGTATTCAAGGCCCGGGAGGGAAACTGGGAGTTTTATCTGGACACGGACGAGTGGCGGGGACAGAACCTTTCGACCCCTGTGGGAACCGGAGCGCTGGAGTATCTTTCCAGAGCGCTGGCGAAGAGCAACTCGATCCCGGCACAGACCAGGGTGCGGCTGGAGGATGACCCGGCGTTCTTTTATCTGGGGCGTGTCTGGGTGAACGGGGGCATCAAGCAGAAGAACGGACACAGCGTCGTGACCTTTGCCTACAGCCTTTACCCGTTCAAGTTCCTGTACGACAACATTCAGGAGGACTGGGTGTGGGATACCTTTGGGTTTGAGACCGATCTGGCCGTGCCCTACTGCAAGGACATCCCCATCAAGGCACTCCAGAGCAAGACCTTCCGGATGCCGCCCAGCGAAAAACCGAGCCTGCTGCAAGCAAAATGGACCGGTGGCGGTTATGTGGGGGTTACACTGGCAAAGAGCCAGACCTACCCCTACGAAAAGGCAAAAGAGCTGGGACTTCCGGCAGAGGAGGTCTCGTACTGCCCAATGATGGACGAGGGCATGGGAAAGGTGGACATCGGCCTGATCGACAACGATCTGCGATATGACGTGTACGAAGTGCGGGCGAGCACCACGACCGATGCGGGAACGCTCAACCTGTATTACCAGCCAGCGTATCTATAAACCTCTCCGTCAGGGAACGGATTAAACCCCTCAGTCAGCTTCTCTGACAGCTCCCCTAGTAGGGGAGCCCTTGGCATGGCGTGAAGTTTGCGAGCTGACTTCAAAATGGATGCAGAAAGGAGGGAGGAGCCATCGGATATCAAGTTTATGCGGGAACCATCTCAAAGAAGACGGAGACCTTTAACGGCACGAGTGCTCTGGGGTTCCAGTGGGACACCCGGGAGTGCATCTTTGATTCCCAGGGCGACACGATAGAGGGAAGCGTTTCCAACCGATTCCTCGAAGACCCGGTGCTGAACCTGGCTAAAAACGAGTTCGGCAGCTTTGAGGCGACCATTCCGTATCAGATCAACACGGCATTCGGCAGTTACAAGAACCCCGTGTACACCACCCTGAAGTACGAGAAAACGTGGCTGGTGGTGGAAGAGGACGGCAAACCGATCTGGCTGGGGTACGTGACCGAGACGGAAAAGCTGTTTGACCTGAGCTACAAGCTGTATGCCGAGGGCGTGCTGGGATATCTCCAGCGATTTGTGCCGAAAGTAAACGGCGGAACCTACTACCTGACCACCGACAACCAGCTGGAGCAGTGGTCAAGCGTGCCCTCCAACAGCATCTTCTACCTTGCAACGCAGGCGTTGAAGGACTACTATCAGGGGCCTTACGGGACCTTTGGCATCGGAAAGGTGAACATCCAGCCCGGGCGCACCATTGACACCTCCAGCAAGGGAACCCTGTTCGAGAGTCAGTGGAGCCTGCTGAACACCTTTTTGCTGGAAGAATACGACGGATACCTGCGGACACGGATCGTGCGGGCAGACAACGGCACTGCGGCATGGCGGGTGTACATCGATTACCTCGTGGAAACGGATGCCACCACGACACAGACCATTGAATATGGCGTGAACCTGCTGGATTTCAGCTATGTGGAGCAGATGTCCAGCGACGTGGTGACCCGTGTGACCGCATACGGCACCCAGACGACCACCAGCGGATGGTGGATCTTCAAGACGACCACCGTGAGCGCAATCTCGGAGACGGTGCGGGATGAGGCGGCAGAAGCAAAGTACGGCATCATTGAGAAGTGTATCCAGGTCGATGGCAACACGAACAACGACAACCTGCGCAAAGAAGCACAGACCGAGCTGAAGGGGTACAAGCAGAACATCGAGCCTGTGATGACCCTGACCGCTTACGACCGGGTGGACAGCGGGGAAAGCAATGACCGACTGGGATTTCTGATCAAGACTCACATTATCTCCAGCCCCCACGAGATCGACAAGTGGCTGGTGTGCACCAAGCTGAAGCTGCCGCTGGATGCACCCAACGAGAAGCAGTTCACCTTTGGTCTGACCCCCGAGAAGCTGACCAAACAGCAGGTGCAGAAGCAGGCCATGGACAGCGTATGGACGATTGCACAGGCGATCATCAGTTTCCTGAACCAGCTGCTGGGCAGCCTGAGCAGTTCGTAAGGGTTCAAAATGGAGGAGGTTGAGAATAGGAATGGATTTTGATGCGATCATTACGGGCATCCGGAAGGCGATCTATGGCCGGGAAGTCCGTGAATACATCGCCAGCTCGATGGAGTGGACCCGGGACTTTGTGAACCAGAGCATCGCCAACATCAAAGAGCTGCTCCGTCAGGCCGAAGCGGCACGGGATGCGGCAAAGGCAAGCCAGGATGCTGCCAAGGTGAGCGAGACCAACGCGAAAGCCAGCGAAAATGCAGCCAAGGCAAGCCAGAACGCTGCGGCATCCTCTGCTTCTGCAGCGGCAGGTTCGGCCAGCGCGGCAAAGACCAGCGAGACCAACGCCAAGGCCAGTGAAAACGCTGCAAAGACCAGCGAGACCAAGGCGAAGACCTCGGAGACCAACGCCAAGGCAAGCGAGAATGCAGCCAAGACCTCGGAGACCAACGCGAAGACCAGTGAGACCAACGCCAAGAGCAGCGAAACGAAAGCTGCCACCAGCGCCGCCAACGCGAAGACCAGCGAGACCAACGCGAAAGCCAGCGCCGACAGCATGGGAGCCAGCGTGGCCACCTGCACCGCCAAGGCCAAGGAAGCCGAAGCAAGCGCAGGGAAGGCCAAGACCAGTGAGGGGAATGCAAAGACCAGCGAAGGAAACGCCAAGGCCAGCGAGAACGAAGCCCGCCAACTGGTGGAAGCGGCCAAGAAGGTGGTGAACACCGACAAGACCCTGACCATTGACGGCGCACCCGCAGACGCAAAGACCGTGGGCGACAAGTTCAAGAGCATCAAGACCGACTGGAATTCCGTGACGGATAAGCCGGAGACGTTTCCCTCTACGTGGGATAGCGTGAGCGGGAAGCCGAGTGTGTACCCCACGAACTGGGGCAATGTGTCCGAGAAGCCGAGTAGTTATCCACCGAGCGCGCATTGTCATTATTATCTCGTAGATGAGGGAGATAATCGATCTACTGCAACAACGCCGGATACCTATAATAACTTTCCGAATTCGCCATACGGAGGAATCGCGTTCAGAGGGCTTAAATACTGCACCACAATCGGCTTAAACAGTGGTACAACCTATGCATATCTGTTTGGACTTCGCGGATGGGGCGATTCGACTGGCGGCAATGCCCATGAAATTGCGTTCACAGATAACGGAATCTACGTTAGAAATGGCGCAACCACTGCTTGGGGCAATTGGAACAAACTGAACACCAACACCATCACCTCTCAAACCAGTGACCCCGGTGCGGGAAGCAGCCTTGCAACCGGCTCTATCCTGCTGGTGTACGCATAAGGAGGACGAAACATGGCAATTTATACCGGAATCGGCGGAAGTGCCAAGTCGGTCTCCAAAATCTACACCGGCGTGGGCGGTACCGCAAGGCCAGTACACAAGGGCTATATCGGCGTGGACGGCGTGGCCAAGAAGTTCTATGACGGCGGCAATCCCATCAGCTCTTTTGCATTGGGAACGGAATTTGGCATTGCAGACCCGAGCGGCATGACCTACTGGTATAAGCTGGTGCATAAGGGCGTTCCGGGCGGCGGGCTGTACGACAGCACGGCCAACGGCGCATGGCTCTGGAGGTCGAGCATTGCAGCGTCCACTTCCATCAGTAGCGGTTACATCTACGGTTACGAAGGGTATGCACTGGACAACTGGTGTGTCAACTACCCGGGTGGAAATATCACACCCAGTGTAGCAAACCGCCTGATGACCGTGCATCTGCCCTACGTGAAGCAGGCGGATTACAACTCGGCCAATGTTTCCTCCGGCGCAAACGGCCTTTCGAGAAAGTGCTTTCTGCTTTCCGCGGTCGAGATGGGCGTTTACACCTGGCAAGGCATAGATGGCCTGATGGCACAAGAAGGTGCAAAGCTGGACTACTTCGACTACACGACTGCTGCCACCGACAAGCGAAAAGCAGACAATGAATACTGGACACGCTCCAAGCGAAGCTACAACGGCAACTATATGTACGCGTTCTATAAGGATGGTAGTTTTAGCAGTGCAGGCGGGCGCACGGTCTCCGCCCCTGCATCGTGCTGCCGCTGAATACGCTGGTGACAACGATTAAGTTATTCGGGGAGATTAACTATATTTTCTGAGCACCCGGAAAGGAGAGTTCAAAATGGAAGAAGCAACGATCCGCCCCGGGTACACGGTACCGACCGAGACCGACGGCACCCCGGCAGATTACAGCGCGATCGAGGCTGCGGTGAACGCGCACAACCAAAATGCACAGCCCGGGGAAGCTTACTGGGGCATCCGGCTATGCGGGGCGGAGTATGAGGTGTACGAATACGGGGAAGTGCCACAGCCGCCGACCGCCGAAGAGCTGGCTGCGCAGGAAGCGGCGCGGCAGAAGGCAGCGGCAAGACAGAAAGCCGTGGACACCCTGCCCGAAACACTGGCCGCCCTGCAAAGCGCCCAAACCGACACCGACAGCCTGGTGGTGGATCAGGAGTACCGGTTGACCATGTTGGAGCTGGGGGTTACGCCGGAGGAATAAGAGTCGGGTCAGCCCATTTGTATCGTTTCGCTTATTGGCCCACTGAAAAAAGTGCTGATGAGCGATTTTTTACATTAAGATGGCTCATGCGGAACGTGAGCAGAAAGGAATCAAAATGGAACTCTACAACACCTGTGCACGCCTGATCGAACGCGGCAAGACCAACGGGATGCAGCGGAAGCTGGATATCTTCTTTGCCAACGACCGCCTGACCGAAGAGGAGTACGAGAAACTGTGCACCCAGCTGGCCGAGAAACTGAAGGAGCAGGGCAATGCTTGATGTCATCGACGTTTCCCGCTGGCAGGGAACCATTGACTGGAAAAAAGTCAAGGCCTGCGGAAAAGTAGGTGGCGTGATGATCCGTGCAGTTTCCACCAAGAGCGGGCAGCTCTACGTCGATCCGTACTTTGAAGCGAACTATGCCGGGGCCAAATCTGTGGGTTTGCCAGTTGGCGTATATGCTTACACCGTTGCGGTAACGGAAGGCATGGCAAAGAAGGAGCTGAACCTGCTCAAGACCTGCCTGGAAGGAAAGAGCTTTGAGCTGCCCATTGCTATGGACGTGGAGGACCCCCATCTGAAAAGTCTGCCCGCAGCCGAGTTGACGAAACTTGTCAAAATGGAGCTCAGGGAGATCGAAAAGTGGGGGCTGTACGCGATCCTGTACACCTACTCGAACTTTGCCGACTACAACCTGAACATGTGGCAGCTGAATGACTTTGACCTATGGCTGGCGGACTACCGGAACAAGCGGCCGACCCGCAAGCACGGTATGTGGCAGTACAGCTCCAAGGGCAAGGTGGCTGGTGTGAGCGGCGTGGTGGACATGAACCATGTCTACAAGGATTACCCGAGTATCATTACAAAAGCGGGTCTGACAAGCGTGAAGGGAGCGTGAACCCCACGGAAAGCTTTATCGTGACCCATTTCAACGAGGTGGTCTCCCTGATCATCGCGGCGGCACTGGGATGGGCGGGGAAGGCGTTCTACGCCACTATCCAGGAGCAGAAGGCACTGAAAAAAGCGGTGAAGGCTCTGCTCCACGACAGACTCTATCAGAGCTGCCGGTACTACATCCAGCAAGGGTACGTTGACTCGGAAGGGCTGACCAACGTGGGGCTTGTATACGAGGCGTACCACGAACTGAAGGGCAACGGCACCGGCACGAACCTATACGAGCGGATGGAGGCACTGCCGCTGAGGGAAGATCACACAGCCTGAACAGGAGGACTTCAAAATGGATAAATACACCAATGCGAGTGCTGCGACCTGGGCGAGAACCATCTGCCTGATCGTGGCGCTGCTGAACAGTCTGCTGGCTTCGTTCAACAAGAGCCCGCTGCCCATCGACAACGAGCAGCTCCAGCAACTGGTCAGCACCCTTATCACCGTTGTGGTGGCCATTATCAACTGGTGGAAGAACAACTCCTTCACCAAGGAGGCCATCGAGGCAGACGAACTGTTTGCACGGCTGAGGGCAGAGAACAACGCCAGGAAGTAATCAAAATGGAGGAAAAGTCTATGGAAAAATATGGTGCCGCTGGGCATTGATATTTTCATGGACTTTTCTTTTTTGAGTTGTCGGATTTGAGCGATTTGTCGATGGATATATACCCCGGCATCTGGTATAATAAGGGCACGATAAACAACTTGCGCCTATACCTGTGAAGACCGGAGAATACCTCACAACAATTAGGTAAATTTCCTATCCTAAAAACGGTACCACTGCCAGCCGCGTGGAGCGCGCCATCCGCCATGCCATTGAGGTGGCGTGGGACCGGGGCGATGTGGATACCCTCAACAGCTACTTCGGCTATACCATCCACAACCTGCGGGGAAAACCGACCAACAGCGAGTTCATCGCGATGATCGCTGACAAAATGCGGCTGGATAAGCGGCAGAGAGCAGTGTGATGGATGCACATGCCGACGTGATATTTTGCGTGCACATCTGGCAATTCTGGGAGGCTGAAAAATGTTTATCGCTATGGAATTATAGAATTATGGATTCCATAGCGATAAATTGATTGTTGATAGGGCGATAAATCTCCGGAATTTATTGGGTGTGGAGCCGAATGGATTCCGGAGGTTTTTTGTGGTGGAAAAAGATGTAGAAATGTTTCTGGAGGCGTGCGAGTTAAAGGGACTGAGCATGAAGACGATTGGAAGCTACGAGCAGACGTTGAGGTTGTTCATGCAACATTTGTACAAAAATGGAATTGAGCGCACGGAAAATGTTACGCATCTGACGATTCAGGGATACATTCAGGAGATTCGGAGGCGGGGAAAGTATACCGCTGTGACGAATCAGGATGCCAGAAATTATCCGGAAAACCGTCCGGACTACGGAAAACAAGTCTCAGATGTGACGATCAACAACTACCTGCGGAATCTCAGAGTGTTTTTTAACTGGTGCGTCGATGAGGATATTCTTCGGAAATCGCCGATCAAACGTGGCGACTTTACGAAGACAGATCACAAGCCGCTGGAATTTATCTCAGATGACGACTTCAAACAACTGTTGAGAGCGCTGGATATTTCCAAATTTAGTGAATACAGGGACTTTGTGATTGTTCAGCTGCTTCTGGACACCGGTATGAGAATCAGCGAATGTCTGATGATCAAAGTCAATGACCTGAATTTGGTAAAACGGTTCATCTGGCTACCTGCGAAAAACACGAAAGGAAAACGAGGCAGGTCGGTATTCTTTTCAGAGAAGATGGCAGGGCAGATTCGGAAGTGGATCAAGTACAAAGACCGCTACCGTGACAGCGATTTTTTATTTTGTACAAACAAGGGGAAGCCACTACAGGCAAATAATTTTGAAGCCAACGTCCGAAAGTACGCTAAGAGAGTTGGTTTGAAGAACGTTCATCCGCATGTGTTCCGGAACAACTTTGCAAAACGGTTCCTGATGAATGGCGGAGATATTTACACCCTGAGCCGGATTCTGGGGCACAGCAGCGTGACCGTGACAGAACAGGCTTATCTTGACCTGACACAGGAGGATCTGGCAGAGCTGTACCGCAGGCACAGTCCTCTGAAAAACATGAGATAACGCTGAAAAGCTCGGATTTTTCGGGCTTTTTCTTTTATGAATTCTATTCTAGATTAAACGATAGATTTCAAAATGGGCAACGCTTCACCCAGAATAAAATAAAACAGGACGCAGACGACAGTTTTTTCCAGTAGTATTCCTTTGAACTCAGCGTGGGCTGAGAAATAGTGCAAAGGAGTCTACTTTATGAAAAACTGTAACGAAATCATGCGGGGCGAACGGGCTGAGCTATCGAAAAAGAATCCTTATTATATTTCAAAGCATCGGTATTACGAACTGAAACATTTTTGCCGACAATACGACGAATGGAAGCGCGCATTGGTACGCATCGACGGATGGAAAGCGTTTCCGGAAAGCACGGGAGCAATCGTCAATGCAACACCCTCGAACCCGACAGAGCAAATGGCGATGGCACGAGCATTCTATTCGAGTAGGGTCGATCTGCTGGAGCACTGCCTGGGCGAACTGGAACCAGCAATCGCACCTTATATTCTGCGCGGTGTGACAGAAGGACATTCCTATGAAGCCCTCCGGATCAAGGGGTGCCCATGCTGCAAGGATACTTACTACAACAACTATCGCAAATTCTTCTGGATCCTCAGCCGGGAGCGGGCATGACGCGAAAAATACAGGCTCCTTTATGGACGAAAGTTCACGAAAATTTGATTATGTAAAGGAGATTTTACTATGTTTAAGGCGAAAAAGACTATTATGTACATTGACGTGAAGGGTGTTGACGATATGACTGATCGTCGCGATCTTATGAGAGAAGTCATCCGCAGAAACTGCGATGTTGACAGTCGAATCATTGATTCACTGGTAGACAAGCTGGGAAGCTGTGGTGATAAGGATCATAAGAAATGCGAGTATCAGCTCAGGCTCGAAAACTATGACCTGGGCGGCATTGCACGAGACTTTGAGCTGCTGAAGAAAGCAGGAATCATCGAGCATGTAACCAAACCGACGAACTACATCGTTTTATAAAGGCGAGAACCGTGGAGAAATCTGCGGCTCTTTCTTTTTATCTGGACGCGAAAAATTCAGCTGCCTTTATGAAAGGTGGTATGTTGATATGTTTAACTTGATTATCTGGATCTTGATCGTTGTGATTCTGGTCAGACTGGCAAAGCTGATCGGAGCAAAGACAAACGAGGTGAAAAGCAGAACAAAGAAGAAACACTGATCAAAATGGAGCTTGTGGAAACACAGGCTCTTATTTTTTTACGCAGACGCGAAAAATGCAACCTCTATTATGGAAGAAAACAACATTTCAAAATGGAGGATTTATTATGTTTGAAATTATGATGAATTGCATCGAAATGGCAAAGGAAGAAGTTGTATGGATTCTGGTGTTTATGCAGACCGGAATGGGCCACAACTATGTTTTCGAGAATACAAGCGAAATGGCTGCGTTTGGCAGAGCATGGCTTGATACTCAGAGCATGGTGGACGCATTCTGCAATGCTGCACCGGCATTCATCGGTTGCATGATCCTGTTTGCTATGACCGCAATGGCAACGATCAAACTGACCAGGAAATACGTTTTCAAGGAGGATTGAGCGCAAACTCTTTCCTTTTTGTCTTTATTACGCACAGACGCGAAAATTTCACCTTCTATTATGGAAAGAAATAAACAATTTTAGGAGGTATTTACTATGCTGGAGAATATTGTGAAGGGCTTTGAGGAAATGATGAACTCTATTATGGCCGCATTTAACGAGGCGTATAACGACAAGTATGCGGGCTGGAATGAGGGCGAAGAACTCCTCATGCTGAACGATGTTCGGTGTGGTGTCCGCTGATGGATTCTGACCGGAAAACGGGCGTATGGAAACATGCGCTCTTTTCTTTTTTTTTTCTATTTTAGAATAGGCCGTAACGAAGCAACGCGAAATTTTCCCTGTGCTTTATGGAAGGATGTCTTCCGAATATGAATAAAGGAGATTGAAACTATGGGCTACCGAGTAAAAACAAATTACGACAGAGGCTATGTGAACGCAATGGACAAGGTCCGCGTGTTTATCGAAAGCAATCAGAAAGTGATGTTCGTGAATACGGACGAGTACAAGAATGCTAGGAATGCACGTTCGGCTTATGCCAATGCGATCGCGTTGCTTCGTGCGAACGGAATTGTGAGAGCAACTCGAAGCAGAAATGACCTGTTTCTGATTCGCAACGACATCTAAGGCGTAGAGAGCTTACGAGAAATCGTAGGCTCTTTTATTTTTGCATCACGCAGAAGACCGTTTTATCCACTACATTATTAAAAGGAGATTTTCAAAATGCTGTACATCTACTATGCTGTGTTATTCGTTGCCATCGTTCTGGGGCTGCTCTTCGGGATGGCGCTCTACCGCTGGTTCCATTACCGTGATATTTGCGAAGTGGGGGAGCTGCTGATCGGCGAGGAAGATTCCCCCGACTGGCCCTATCTGAGCCTGAGCCTGGATGAGGAGGTGAAGAATTTTGAAGGCGACAAGTACATCATGCTGCGGGTGCACAAATTGGACCTGACGCGAGAAAAACATGGTGCTTAATGGAGGAAACTCTAATTACTTTGTAAAGGAGAAAATCAAAATGGAAAACTACGAAAACAAAGAATTGCTGAAGGAAGCGGCAAAGCAATCGCTGGAGAGTCTCAAGGACTTGAAACCGGGTACGGAAGAGTACACGAACACGGCGAAGATGGCATTGCAGCTGTACGACATGCAGCTCAAGAGTGACGAGCAGGAGAGCAACCAGAGCCTGAAAGAGGATGAGGAACGGCGGAAGGGCCAGGAGGTCATCAACGATCAGGAGAAGGCTGCGAAGGCACGGCGCATTGAGTGGGCGAAGTTTGGCATCAGCTGCCTGACGTTTCTGGGAACGATTGGTATGACGGTATACGGGTCGATCTGCGAGGCTGGCGGTGTAGTGCCGCTTTCCAGAGCATTGAACGATGGTCTCCATGAGATCAAGAGAGGCTTTACGGACAGAAAGTAAAGGAGGAACCGAGAGGGCTCGTGGCGAAAGCTGCGGACTCTCTTTATTTTTTATGAGATATCACGACATACCGCCAAAAGAGTGGACGAGCTACTACGGAAGCGTTTACCGATGCAATCACCCGGTGTATCGTGTCTGCACGCTCTACCGGGAACAGGGGAAAGGCCTGTGTGTGATCCAGCAGCGGTACAACGAGAAAACCAAGGCTACTTACTGGAGCGCCATTGACCCCTGGCTGACCGACAAGATCTATCTGCATGAAGGGTTCCGGCAGTATTTTGATAGCCATGCCAAGAAGAAAAACGCAAAGGGCGAGTACCCGACTGTGACCGTACGGCAGATCATGTGGGCACTGCGTATGAAACCCCTCAAGAAAGAACGCTGGGAGACCGTGTTTGACAGGAGTTTGATCTGAGCGCGAAAAATTCTCCGTGCTTTATGGGATGAAGGCCCAAGAAAAGGAGAATGTAATATGAACGAATCTATTTTTAAGAAAATTTGGAATTATTCGATTACGGTTGGGCAGATGATTATGACAGCAATTGCAATGGCGATTGTAACCGTTATTGTATGGCTGTTGTGTCGGGCATTCCGGCCGTCGAAAGACTGATATTTGACGATAGACCGGTTAAACACAACTTGAGTTGGGCCGTCCCGGAGAAGAGCTGATGCGAAAGCATGGGCTCTTTCTTTTCGGCGCGAAAAATACAGCTCCCTTTATGGAGGTAAGAGGGCTTACATTGAAAGGAGAAATTACTATGATGAAAGCTATTAAGAACTTTATGAACAAACCTATTACTTATGGGGCTTATTTCAAATACTGCACCGTATGTGCAAGCATTAGCTTGGCATTGTGCGGATGGGCGTATTATCAGATGAGCAAACTGAACAATTGGGTTGATACAAAAGACGAAGAGAGCAATCTGGAAGAGGACGAAATCTGAAAGATCACGCCCTCTTATCTTTTTATCAAACCGCGAAAAATTCATGTTCCCTTATGGAAGAGATAGCTCAAATGGTAGAGCGCCACTTTCGGGTGGAGGTGTGGACTCGATCTCCACTCTCTTTTTTCATTTTTATTTTTGGAGGTTGAACATTATGGAGGACATTATGCTGATCCGGTCGAGTTTTCTGCGCCGCATCATCTCGCAGATCATCAATAAGATGCTGAAAAAGCAGTTACCCGGTACAGAGGTACAGCTGGGCGAGGTTCAGGCGAACTGGAGCGAAAAAGAGCAGAAGTTGAAGATTCATCTGGTAGTGGGCGCAGAGATGACCAAGGCACAGCTGATGGACATTCTCAAGAAGGCTGATGTGATCTGACGCGAAATTTTCAGTGCGCTTTATGAGATGGTTAGTCTCAGAATTATATTTTGGAGGTACGAAATTATGAAGACATTGGTGAAAGTTGCTTTGGGCGCAGTGGCGTTTTTTTGGCATTAACGAATTGTTCTGCGTTGACTTCGTTGCCATCATGTGGAGACGACTTATGATGTGCAATGAAGATTTGGCGGCAGATGCACTCGATAACGCTATGAAGGACCGGAGTCCGAATTGGGAACGGAAGCTGTATGAATTCCTGAGAACGAATCAGGCTGAAAAGTATTTGAAGCGCTAACCAAATCGAGAGCTTACGAGAAATCGTAGGCTCTTTCTTTTTCAAAATGGAGGTTGAGCAATGAAACTGACGAAAACATGCGCGAAATTCTTGCGCAAGCACGGCGGAACCATTCTGGCGGTGGCGGCATCTGTAGGCGTGGTGGCAACGGCCATTGAAACCGGGCGGGCAACCACGAAGGCGCATCATATACTTGAAGTTGACAAGGAGCTGACAAAATTCAACGAAAACGAGTTTGGAGTGACAGAAGAGCCTCCAACAAAGAAACAAATTGTTCTGATGTGCTGGAAAGCATACGTTCCGGCTGCGATTCTTGGCGGCGGTACCATTGCCTGCATCCTGGGCTCCAACGCGCTGAACAAAAAGCAGATCGCAGGCCTGACCGCGGCGTACATGGCACTGGGAAAGACCTATCAGGAGTATCGCAGGCAGGTGGCAGAGCAGATCGGCGTGGAAGAAGAAAAAGATATTTACAAGGACACGCAGGATGTTCTGGAGACCCCCGCCCCGGCAGGCACAGACGAAGAAAAACTGCTCTGCTACGAGCCTATCTCAAAAAGATATTTCCATGCAACGGAAACGGAGCTGATGGATGCCTTCTACAACGTGAACCGGAACTTTGCGTTGAATGGAGAAGTCTCGCTGAATGACTTCTACTCCTTCCTGCCCGGACTGGACTTTACACCGGAAGGAGATATGCTGGGCTGGTGCGCGGAGTATCTGAGCAACGAGTGGGAATATTACTGGATCGACTTCAACTATGCCCGGCAGACAACAGATGATGGACTGGAAGTGTACTATGTGACAGCATTCCAGGAGCCGATCAAAGAGTATCTGGATTACGACCCGACCAGACGGGAACCATTTTGATTTTTGAAAAGGAGACTGATATTTTATGAAGAAGATCAATTGGTGGAAAGTTGCATCCGTGGCCATGATGGCTGCAAGCGCGATCCTGAGCTTTGGCCACGACCTGATTGAGGAGCAGCGCAGCGAAGAGGAAATGCAGGACATGGTGCGGGAGGAAGTTCAGCGTCAGCTTGCAGAAAAGAACCTGTAAACGCGAAAAATACAGTCTCCCTTATGGAAGAGATATCCAAACTGACAAACAAAGGAGATTGATATTTATGTACGATCATGACTATTATGCAAAGATGGACAAGGCAATGGTACGCGTACTGAAGGCAGTTGCACGTTCAGTGGGATACGGCTTTACAGGGCTGTATCACTATCTGAAGAAGCAGCCGATCAGACTGTACGAGTATATCCGTTACCAGATCCAACTGGAGCGTGATGATCAGCGTGAAACAGAAATTCGCTTCGAGAATTTGAAGCAGCACGGACATATCTGAAAGGCGAGAGCTTACGAGAAATCGTAGGCTCTTTCTTTTTATAATTTTTTGGAGGTACGAAGATGAACCTGAAAACATTTGCAAAGGCAGTGCGCAGGAGCGCAGGCAAGAACGCATCCAAGATCCTGGGCGGTCTGGCGATCACGGGAAGCATCACGGCGGTCTATTTCGCTGTGACGGCCACCCCAAAGGCTATGATCCTGCTGGACGAGAAAAAGCAGGAGCTGGGCGTGGAAAAGCTGGACGTGAAGACCATTGTCAAGACGGCGGGCCCGGTGTACGTGCCGACTGCGCTGAGCATGGTGCTGTCTGCGGGCTGCGTCATCGGTGCAGTCCATGTGGACGAGCGGCGGAATGCTGCACTTGCCGCAGCGTGCACCCTTTCTGAGAGCGCGCTCAAGACCTATCAGGACAAGGTGCTGGAGGCCATCGGCCCCGAGAAGGAACAGGAGATCCGGGAGACCATTGCACTGGAAAAGATGGCCAAGTGCCCCGAACCGGCAACCATCCAGCCTGCCAAGGGCCTTGCCACGGCCGATGTTTCCTACGACCAGCGGGTGAAGTGCTGGGAAAGCCTGACCAACACCTACTTCTGGACGACCAAGGCCATGATCGAAAAAGCCGTCAATGGGGTCAACAAACAGCTGCTCAGTGATTTCCGGGTGAGCGAGAACGATCTGTTCGACTATCTGGGCATCGACCACTGCGTCAACGGTGACCTGCTGGGCTGGGACACGGATTCGGGGCTTAACGTTGATATTTTCTATGCGTCCCGGCTGGACGAGGATGGAATGCCCTGCCTGACGCTGGAGTATCACACGCCTCCGAAGTGGCTGGGCGGCTATTGATATTTGACCAGGCGCGAAAAATTCAGCTTCCTTTATGGAGGTAATACTCCGACATTATAAACTTATATTTAAGAAAGAGGTAACAAAAATGGACGAAATGATGAACATGAACGAAACTACTATGGAGAACGAGACTTCTGTTGAGGTCGTTCCGGAGGAGAATGTTCAGATGATCGATAACGAGGAAACTTCGAGCAACGGCTCGGGCATTGGTCTCGCTGTTGGCGCTGTGGGTCTGGTTGCAGCCGTGGGATACGGACTGTACCGGAAGCACAAGGCCAAGAAGCAGAACAAGGACGAGGAGAAGCCGAAGACCAAGAAGAAGATCGTCTGGCAGAAGCCCTGGAAGATCGAGAATGTCGATTCTACACAGATGGACGTTCCTGACGAGGACGTTGAGGAAACTTCTGAAGAGAAGTAATGTTAGGTAAGGCGAGAGCCGTGGAGAAATCTGCGGCTCTTTCTTTTTTGTTTTTGAAAGGATGACAACATGGCACAAGTAAACATGCCGAAGAGCAGCATCGGACAGCAGCCTGCCGCAGAGCCCCAGAAGAAGTTCCAGAAGGTCGTCAAGGGAAAAGTGACCCTCAAGGAGCAGAACGATATCCAGAAGATCGCCAACGAGTTCCTGGCCGAGGACCTCAAGACCGTGAAGAACCGCATCGTGGTGGACTATCTGCTGCCCATGCTGAAGAACGGTCTGTGGAGCATTTTCAACTCGGCGGTCAGCATTGCACTGTTTGGCGAGGACCGTTCCCGCGGTTCTTCGAGCAACTACTCCGGCTCCCGCACCCAGCGGAACAGCTACGACACCTACTATCAGGGCGGCTCCGGCAACCGGCAGGGAAATCCGAACCGGGCCGTAGGACGCAGCTTGCAGAACCTGGACTTTGAGTTCCGCGGGGATGCAGACGACACGCTTTCCCAGATGTACGATGCGATTCGCCAGTACGGTCAGGTCTCTGTGGGCGACCTGTGGGATCTGATGGGCGTTTCCAACGAGAGCACCGATTACAATTACGGCTGGTACAACCTTGACGGGGCGTTCATCAAGGGCATCCCGGGCGGATATCGCCTGATGCTGCCTCGCCCTGTACCGCTGCGCTGAACAATAAGAAAGGATTGATATTTATGAAGTTCCTGAAAAAGATCGACAAAACCGAAATCGTGGAAAAGATGACCCGTGCTGCATCCAAGTGCGGCTACAAGCTGAAGAAGGCAAGTCCCACCATTATGATCGTTGGCGCTGCCATCGGTGGTGTGACTGCTACCGTGCTGGCCTGCAAGGCGACCATCAAGGCGCAGGATATTATGACCGAGCACTATGCTCAGGTGGAGAGCATCCACACGGCCAAGAAGCAGATCGACGATGGCACGGTCCAGCTGAGCGAGGGCGAGACCTACACCGAGAAGGATTACAAGAGCGATATTACGACCACCTACGTCCAGACCGGCCTGAAGCTGGCAAAGGTGTATGCGCCTGCGGTCACCCTGGGTGCGGTATCTCTGGGCTGCATGTTCGGTTCCCACCACATCATGTCCAAGCGCAATGCGAGCCTGACCGCGGCTTATATTGCTCTGGACAAGGCCTTTGAGGAGTACAAGAGCCGTGTATCCGACCGCTTTGGCAGCCGTGTACAGGAGGAGTTGGAGCACAACATCAAGGCTGTGGAGCTCGAGAGCAAGAGCACCAACGAGCAGGGCGTGGAGGAGACCATCAAGGAGTACAAGGACATCGCCATGCAGCACACCAGCCCCTATACCTGCATCTTTGACGAGACTGTGGACACCTGGCAGCCTGACAACATGCTGAACCGCAACTACCTGTTCCTGATGGAGCAGGCGGCAAACAAGCGTCTGCGCACCCAGGGGCACCTGTTCCTGAATGATGTTCTGGCATCTCTGGGCACCCACGGTGGTGTGACCCTGAAGACCCCGGAAGGCCAGATCGTGGGCTGGATCTATGACCCGAACGATCCGACCCGGCAGAACCACGTGGATTTTGGTGTGACCAACTACGTCAAGGGCGACGAGGCACTGAACAGCTTTATCAACGGCGGGGAGCGCTCGGTGATGCTGCGGTTCAACTGTGACGGGCCCATCATCGACAAGATCTGAGACTGATATTTTGGAGGAATACGCTATGACCAGATTCGTTAAGAGACTGTCTTACCTGTTTGCTGCCATGGCCGGAGTCTGCTTCGTCTCTGGTCTGGCGGTTCTTTCTGAGTGAGGTGGAACGATGGAAACTTTGGAAAGCACTTTCCTGTTTCTGGACTATCTGACCGATACCAAACGCAAGCGCCACATGGTGGGAGGCATTCTGATGAGTGTCTCCCTTTTCTTTGGCGGACTGGCGTTTACCATGATGACGATCAAAGGAGACATTGACAATGAACAAGACCGTGCGTGATATTCTGCTCTTTGCAGCAGGCTTTGGGGCAGGTGCCCTTGTAATGCACACCGTTTTCGAGAAGAAATACGAGACCTATTACGGCAAACAGTACGAGGCCGAGCGTGAGAATCTGCGGCAGAAGGAAGCCGATATGGACAAGACCATCGAAGAAAGGGCGACCCAGAAGAGCTTTGAACAGCTGGCCGGGAAGTACCGTACCGAATCTGACCCGGAAGATGTGGTGGCACATGAGGCCATCGAAGTCATTGAGCCGGATCAGTTTGGTGAGCTGGACGACTACGAGACTTCCTTCCTGACCTACTACGCAGACGGAAAGCTGGTGTTCGATACGGAGGATCAGCCCGTGGACGAAGATGATATTCCGAAGATCATCGGCAACGAGGCGCTGAACCGCATGGGCGAGTTTGCACTGAGCGCTGTTCATGTCCGCAACCACAACTACCACAAGGATTACGAGATTCTCCGGGTTCGGGAGAACTGGCCCGGCAACCACGACGATGAGGAGGATGAATGAACTTTATGAGGGAGACGGAGCAGTATTATGACTGGCTCTACAAGATCGTCTGCGGCGAATGGGAGCCCCGGAACCTCAGCTTTCACCGCTTACTGATGTATCTTTTTAACCGGGATTATATTCCGGCGTGCGAAATGGATGTCTGCCGGGCAACGGACGGCATCAACCTGCGGTACCGCTTTGCATCGGAGAATAATATTCCGTACGGGAAGATCGATGCGGTATTTCAGGGCGTACCCTGCTCTATGCTGGAGATGATGGTTGCGCTGGCGATTCGCATCGAGGAGCACATCATGGAAGACCGCAGCATGGGCAACCGTGTGGGGCAGTGGTTCTGGAGCATGGTCGTCAGTCTGGGCCTGGCTGCCATGGATGACACCCGTTTCAGCGAAAAGCGCGCGGAACCGATTCTGGCCCGGTTTATGGATCGGGACTACGAGCCGAATGGGGCTGGCGGTCTCTTTACGATTACCCGTACGTCCATCGACATGCGTACCATTGATATTTGGTACCAGTTGATGAGCTGGTTGAATGAGAATGAGTTTTGATGACGTATGAATCAAAAATCTGCATCCCTATGGAAGGATTCGTTGAGAAGATACTCGACGAATCCCATGTGATGCTGCGAATCACGGCGTGTCGAGACGAGAATAATATTGGTCGGCTGATTCTGGCTGACCCGAATTACTGGAGGAAAATTGACAATGGAACTGACTGATATTTTGATCGACCTGAGCAACAGCAAGGCTGCACTGGAGGTGGCCAATCACACCATCCGCCGCATGAAGGGCAAGTGCATCCGGAAGAACATTCTCATCGCTGGCCTGCTGTGGTTTGGCTTCGTTTCCTGCAAGATGGTGAACGAGGCGGAAAAGCAGCGCAAGGAAGCCGATGAGCGTGCCCGTGAGGCAGAGGCAGCGCTGGCCCAGATGACCCTCCAGAAAGAGAAAGACGTATAAAAACCTCGGAGAAAGGAGGAAGTCAGTTACAAATGATTGATTTCCTGATGATTGCAACGCGGACGGGAAAACGCGGGACAATCGAAATTTATCCCAAATTCATCATCAAAAAGTCGAAAGACCTGATGATCCGGGGTTCTGATTTTTACGCGGTCTGGATGGAAGAGCGGGGACTTTGGAGCACGGACGAACAGGATGCGCTCCAGATGATCGACCGCGCGCTGGATATTTACGCGGAGGAACACAAGCAGGTCTTCAATGACAGCTACCGTGTTCTGCACATGTGGGACGCGGAGAGCGGGATGATCGACAACTGGCACAAATACTGTCAGCGTCAGATGCGGGACAACTACCACACCCTTGACGATACATTGATATTTGCGAACACCCCGGTCAAGAAGGAAAGCTATGCGTCGAAGCGGCTGGCTGCCGTATCTTCTGGAGGAGGGGAGCATCAGCGCCTACGACGAGCTGATGACTACCTTATATTCTCCCGAGGAGCGAAAGAAGATCGAATGGGCGATTGGCGCGATCGTGAACGGCGATTCCCGCAAGATTCAGAAGTTCCTCGTGCTCTATGGTCCACCCGGCAGCGGCAAATCGACCGTGTTGAACATCGTCCAGAAACTTTTCGATGGGTACTGGTCGGTGTTCGACTCCAAGGTGCTGGGGTCATCGTCCAATGCGTTTGCGCTGGAGGCGTTCAAATCGAACCCGCTGATCGCGATCCAGCACGACGGTGACCTTTCCCGCATCGAGGACAACACCCGGCTGAACTCGCTGGTATCCCACGAGACCATGCTGGTGAACGAGAAGTTCCGCAGCCAGTATTCCAGCCAGTTCAAGTGTTTCATGTTTCTGGGCACCAACAAGCCCGTTAAGATCACGGATGCAAAATCGGGCCTGATCCGACGACTGATCGATGTGGAACCTACCGGCGAAAAGATCCCTGCAAAAAAGTACCGTGACCTTGTAGCGAAGGTGGACTTTGATCTGGGAGGCATCGCATGGCACTGCAAGGAAGTATACGAGCAGAACAAACATCTTTACGATGATTATATTCCGACCCGTATGCTGGGTGCATCGAACGACTTTTACAACTTTATGCTGGATTCCTTTTATATTTTCAAGAAGGAGGACGGTGTATCCCTGAAGCGGGCCTGGGCGATGTACAACACCTACAATGACGAGGCAAAGGTAGCGTACCCATACTCGCGCCGTGCATTCCGGGAAGAGCTGATGAACTACTTCGAGGAGTACAAGGAACGCGCGGAGACCGTGAATGGCGAGCGGGTGCGGAGCTACTACAGCGGCTTCAAAGCGGAGAAATTCAAAGAGTTCCTTGACGAACCTGTGAAGGCAGAAGAACCCACTGCCGAGCCGGAAACGTCATGGATCGAGTTCAAGGAGCAGCATTCTCTCTTCAATGATATTTGCAAGGACTGCCCTGCACAGTATGCGACAGACGATGGCATTCCGATGCGTAAATGGGAGAATGTCGAGTCAAAATTGGCCGAACTGGATGCTTCGAGACTGCACTACGTGAAAGTTCCGGAGAATCACATTGTCATCGACTTTGATATTCCCGGGCCGGATGGAAAAAAGAGCTTCGAGCGCAACCTGGAAGCTGCCTCCAAATGGCCCCAGACCTATGCAGAGCTGAGCAAATCTGGTGCGGGCATCCACCTGCATTATATTTACACCGGCGATGCAACGAAGCTGAGCAGGATCTACGACGAGAACATCGAGGTCAAGGTGTTCACGGGGAAGTCCTCTCTGCGGAGAAAACTGTCGAAATGCAATGATATTCCGGTTGCGACCATCAGCAGCGGCCTGCCACTGAAGGGAGAAACGAAAATGGTTGATACAAAGCAGATCCAGGATGAGCGGCACCTGCGTATCCTCATCAAGAAAGCCCTTGCCAAGGAGATCAGCCCCTATACGAAGCCCAGCATTGACTTTATTGCGCACATCATGGACGAAGCCTATGAGGGCAATGTCGTTTACAACGTGGACGACATGCGGAATGCGATCCTGGGCTTTGCCGCCAGCAGCACGAACCAGGCGGACACCTGCCTGAAGATCGTGGCGAAGATGCACTTCAAATCGAAGGATGATATTCAGCGGGAGGCCCCTGTGGGGGAGGAAACGCCATTGATATTTTTCGACGTGGAGGTGTTCCCGAATCTGCTGCTCGTAAACTGGAAGTTTGCCAAGCAGGAGCCTGTGCACCGCATGGTGAATCCTACGCCGGAGGAGATCGAGAGCCTGACAAAGTATCGGCTGGTCGGCTTCAATAACCGCAAGTACGACAACCATATCCTCTGGGCCCGCATGATCGGGATGTCAGTGGAGCAGATCTATGCGCTGTCCAACCGGATCATCAACGAACACACTGGCTTCTTTGGTGAGGCGTACAACCTGTCCTACACTGATATTTACGACTTCTCGTCGAAAAAACAGAGCCTTAAGAAGTTTGAAATCGAGTTAGGGATCCACCATCAGGAGCTGGGACTTCCGTGGGATCAGCCGGTGCCGAAGAGCTTGTGGGACAAGGTGGCCGAGTATTGCGACAACGATGTGATCGCGACCGAGACCCTGTTCTACTCGAAAAAGCGCCAGGCAGACTTTGTGGCGCGAGAGATTCTGGCAGACCTTGCCGGGATGACGGTGAACGACACGACAAACTCGCTGACAACACGCATTATTTTCGGCAAGGAAAAGCACCCCCGGCTGGTCTACACCGACCTTGCTACGGGAAAATCCGATGCGATCGTGGAAGTTGAGCCTGATATTTTGACCGACTGCAATATCATCAATGCCTTTCCCGGTTACGAGTGGACAAAAGGCGAAGACGGCAAGTACCACAACATGTTCCGGGGCACGGACCTGGGCATGGGTGGTTATGTCTACGCTGAGCCCGGGATGTACACGAACGTAGCTCTGCTGGACGTTGCGTCGCTGCATCCGCATTCGGCTGTTGCCATGAACTACTTTGGCGAGTACACCAAGCATTTCAACGACCTGATGGATGTACGAATCTACGTCAAGCACGGAGAGTACGAGAAGGCAAAGGGGCTCTTTGGTGGCAAACTGGCAAAGTACCTCGATGATCCGCAGCAGGCAAAAGCTCTGGCACAGGCGTTGAAGATCGCCATCAACTCGGTTTACGGGTTGACCAGTGCAAGCTTCGACAACCCGTTCCGCAACCCCAAGAACGCCAACAACATTGTGGCGCTTCGAGGGGCTTTATTTATGCGCACTTTGCAGGATGAAGTGCAGCAGCGCGGCTTTAAGGTTGCGCATATCAAAACGGATTCGATCAAGATCCCCGATGCGACCCCGGAAATCATTGCGTACTGCATGGATTTTGCAAAAAAGTACGGCTACACGTTCGAGCATGAGGCAACCTACGAGCGGATGTGTCTGGTGAACAATGCCGTTTATATTGCGAAATACATGGCTGCCGACCAGTGCGAGGCGCTCTACGGTTATATTCCGGGCGACTGCAAGGACGAAGGCGGCGAATGGACGGCTACGGGCACCCAATTCCAGGTGCCGTATGTGTTCAAGACCCTGTTCTCCAAGGAGAAGATCGAGTTCACTGACCTCTGCGAGACAAAGACCGTTTCCAAGGGCGCTATCTATCTCGACAAGAACGAGGACCTGCCTGAAGGCGAACACAATTATATTTTTGTGGGTCGCGTGGGACAGTTCTGCCCGATCATGCCGGGAAAGGGCGGTGCTCTGCTGCTGCGGGAAGCGGGACTGACGGATACCGGCGAACGGAAATATGCTTCTGTGACCGGAGCAAAGGATTACCGTTGGCTGGAAAGCGAGGCGGTTTATCGGCTTCAGATGCAGGAGGATATCGACAAAAGATATTTCAACCGGGAAGTCGATGAGGCAGTTGAGGAGATCTCCAAGTACGGCGACTTCAACTGGTTCGTTGGTGACGATGGTGTTGCTCCCTGGACAGCGCCGGATCTTCCATGGAGCGATGCACAGGAAGAAGCAGCAAGAAATTTTGACGTGAGGTGATATTTTATGACGAACAAACTGTACGATTCCAAAGGACAGCTGATTGGCTATATCAGAACCGTTGAGAAGAATCAGTACGACGACCTGATGAAGGTGATTCTTTCCACTGGTCACGAACTCGTATTTGGCCCGTGTGATCTAACCTCTGATCGAGACGGCAATTGGCGTATCCGTTCTGGCGCGCTCTATCCTCGGTGTGAGGGTAAGAAGACGGCTTCTGCTACGAACACCGCTGCTATCAAGGACGTTATCTTTGCTCCTCCGGCCACGATCGTTTACTGGTCGGATGGTTCCAAGACCGTTGTGAAGTGCAGCGAGAAGGATGTTTTCGACCCGGAGAAGGGGCTGGCCATGGCAATTGCAAAGCGTTGCGGTGGTAACAAGGGCAGCTATTACAAGGAAATCCAGAATTGGGTCGAGAAGAGCGGGAAGAAGTATCCTGGTAAGCCCTATACGGAAAGCTCTTCTGTCGAGAATGATGCGCTCAAGAAGTACATCGCTCAGGCGAAGAAGAGCTACGAAGCAGCTTTGGAGGCGGCAGCAAAAGGCAATCCTGCGAATTTTCTGTCTGAGATGGGCCGAGTGTCTGCCGCGCTTTCCATGCTGGAACTCGAAATCAACAAGTAAAAAGGAGACTGATATTTATGTACACCAAGCGCCAGAAAGTCAATATCGACGATACCCGTTTCATCTTTACCACCAACTTTAGCGGTGATCCCAGCCGTGATCGCTTTGGCTCGGACAAGCGCCGCGTCAACGTGGTGATCCCGACCATGGAGCTGGTGAATCACCTCATGGATCTCGGCGTGAAGGTTCGTCAGACCAATCCGAATCCTGAGCGTACCTACGACGAGCCGTTCGTTCCGACCTACTTCGTGCCGGTGACGATCAACATGGATTCCAAGTGGCCCCCGCATATCTACTGGGTCACCACTTCCGGCAAGCGCCTGCTCTGCAACATGGACACGATCAGCCAGCTGGACTTTATCCGGGTCAAGAACGTCTGTCTCCAGGCAAACCTTGTCGAGAAGCGGAACACACCTGGCGAGTACAGCCTGTATGCGGATGTGATGTACGTTGAGCAGGATGCAGATGCTGATCCGTATGCAGAGCGCTATGCCCGGTTTGCAGCTCCTGAAGCAGACATGGCAGAGCCGAGCGACCACACCGAAATTCCGTTCTGAGGTGAAGCATATGAAGAAACTGTTTATCAGCGCACCGATGAAAGGTCGCACTGAAGCACAGATCCGGGCAACCATGGAGCAGATGCACCATATTGCTGAGGCTGTGTTTGGCGAGGAGCTGGAGGTAATCCAGACTTATATTTCTGATGATCCTCCGGCTGATGCGAATCAGGCAGTCTGGTACCTTGGTGAGAGCATCAAGAAGATGGCGGATGCAGACTACTTTATCGGGATCTACGATGAGGAGAAGGCGTTCCGTGGCTGTGCAATCGAAAACCTGGTTGCCCGTTCGTACAATATCCCGAGCTATGTGATCAACTTTGGTTTCGTAGCCCCTGATGTTACGGAAGCTCGTGCAAAAGCCAACCGGAAGTACAACAGCTATTATTGATCATTGATATTTTTCGAGTGCCGGGTCAGTCCCTGGTCGAATGCCCAGTCGGTGAGTGCCCACGTCGCAAATGGCGGCTCTAAGGAAACAGCTCGATTTATATTTTTGATGTGCAATTTGGGAGGTTGACAGTATGAAAGTTCTGAGGGTTCGCCCAAAGCATTACCCTGAAGTGATCGACATTGACTGCTCTCTGGAATCGCTCCAGAAAGAGGTGGAAGGCCCGATTCAGGCTGTTTACCCGTGGGACGATGAGGTTGCATTGATTTGCAACGAAGAAGGAAAGCTGCATGATGATTGCATGGAGAAACTCAACCGGACGCTCGACGGCCCTTATGGTATCCCCATTGATATTATCGTTGGAACATTCCTGATTGTAGGCCTCACGGAGGATGATTTCGGTGAGCTTTTGCCGGAGTTCGTCGAGAAGTACGAGAAGATGTTCCATCAGCCAAGAAAGTTTGTCACCTACACGGATAGCGACGGCAAAGCGCATCTCGACGTTGATTATTGTACACCTGAAGAATAAGCACATGAGAGCTCTGGAGAAATCTGGGGCTCTTTTATTTGAGTCATTAGCATGGGCTGTACGGTGGGTTCGATTCCCGCATGACTCGCAACCGGGCCAGAGAGCCTGATATTTGAGCAACAGAAGGAGTAAGGATTATGAGCAGAGAAAAAGTAAAAGAGATCGTCGATTACATGGTTTCGGAGGGTACACAGAACACCAACTACGGCAGCTGGGCCTTTGATATTCCGGAACTGTGCGACAAGTTCGACCTTCCGCTGGAATGGTTCTATGAGCACAACGATGATATTTGCCACGAACTCGACGAGCGTGATGAGGTTGCTGATTACGAGCAGAACTACGACTGGAACAACCATCCGCTGGATTACGACCTGGTTTACTACACGGACTTCTGCCATTTTGAGGAGGCGTGATATTTATGGGCGGACTTCGCAGAGTAGATAAGGCTTGCAAAAAATGCGGCGGTATGATGTACCAGGTTCCGTCAAAAAGATTGTACTGCGATAAATGTCGAGACACCGTACCGCGTAACATGTCAAAGACGGAAGAAAAGCCTAAAAAGCTCACACTGTCGGAAATCATGCGCGAAGCAGACAAGGAGGGCTTGCAATATGCGTCCTACTGCAAAAAGCACGGACTTTACTAAGAAAAAAGAGCTCTGGAAGGTGTTCAGAAAGCACCGGAAAGAGCTCTTTGCTTATACCGTCAGAGGGGAGGGTGAAGATGAGGAAGAGGCGACGATTTCGCTTCTGGCCTACGAGAATCACTGCAAGAAAAGTGACATTTATGTGACGTTGGAAATGAGGTGAGCGACCTGATGGCAGGTGTAACGCTCTACGACTATCAATTGGATGCGATCAACCGTATGAAAATCGGCTGCATCTTATGTGGAGGCGTAGGAAGCGGAAAATCGAGAACGAGTTTGGCGTTCTATTACAAACTTTACGATGGGGAGGTGAACACAGAGAATTATGTACGCATGACAGAGCCCCCGGATCTTTACATCATCACGACTGCCCGGAAACGGGATACGGGAGAGTGGGACGAAGAACTGGCCCATTTCTATATGTCTATAGACCCAGAGCATGATATTTACGAGCACAAGGTCGTGGTGGATTCCTGGAACAACATCGGAAAGTACGTTGGCGTAAAGAATGCGTTCTTTATATTTGACGAGCAGCGGGTTGTTGGAAAGGGCGCATGGGTGAAATCTTTCTACAAAATTACGCAAAATAACGAGTGGATTCTGCTCAGCGCCACCCCCGGGGACTGCTGGACGGATTATATCCCGGTGTTCATCGCCAATGGGTTCTACCGAAACAGAACGGACTTCAACAACCAGCATGTGGTATACAGCCAATTCTGCACGAAGTACCCGAAGATCGATCGGTATCTGAATACCCAGCGCTTGGTACGGTTGCGGGAACGGATTCTGGTTGACATGGACTTCGAGCGGCCGACTGTCTCACACCATGAGAATGTATTTGTGGATTACGACAAGGTGAAGTATCTGTCGATCTGCAAGAACCGGTGGAACCTCTGGGAGAACAAGCCAATCGAGACCGCCAGCGAGTTCTGCTATCTGCTGCGGAAGTTGGTGAACGCTGATGCAAGCCGACAAGAAAAAGTGCTGGATATTTGTAAAGGCAGACCTAGGGTTATTATCTTCTATAATTTCGATTATGAGCTTGATATTCTGATGGGTCTGGACTATGGCAAGGACACCGAAGTTGCACAATGGAACGGGCACAAGCATCAGCCGCTTCCTGAAGGCGACAGGTGGGTGTATCTGGTGCAGTACAATGCCGGTGCTGAAGGCTGGAACTGCATCAAGACAGACACCATTATATTTTACAGCCAGAACTACTCATATAAGATCATGGAGCAGGCCTCGGGGCGTATCGACCGACTGAATACACCGTACAAGGATCTGTACTACTACCATCTGAAGAGTAGGAGCGGTATTGATCTTGCGATTTCGAGAGCCCTGAACTCGAAGAAAGCGTTTAACGAGAGGAAATTTTATGGAGGACAGTGATGATCGAAACAATCCATGACGTAGGCGAATGCACGAGCATCGAAGAGTTGCAAAACCAGATTGATAATTACAACCAAGTGATTGCAGAATACAAAAGAGAAAATCCAATTTGTGCTGCAATCATTCTCAAGATGCACACCGATGAGAATTTCGCTCATTTCATGGGCCTATTATCAACGGTTGGTGCACTTGGGGCTCGCATCAAAGAATTGGAGGAGGCAAACAAATGATTAAGGATTCTGGAGATCGCACCGAATTTGAAACTGGTGCAAAGCGTGACATGCACGCAGGGAAGGGACGGATGGACCTTCTGCCTTGGTATGGCATCATGGAAGTCAGCAAGCACTGCGAGGAGGGCGCACTGAAGTATGGTGAGCACAACGTAGACAAAGGCATCCCTCTGCATTCGCTGCTGGACAGCGCTTCTCGCCACCTTGCAAAGTACATGGTCGGAATGGACGACGAAGACCACCTGCGAGCTGCCTGTTGGAACCTGCTCTGGGCACTGAACCAGCGGGAGACGCACCCGGAGCTGGATGATAGGTTTGTGACTGAGGTCAAGCGAGACTTTCTGAAGAAGAAATTTATTATTCCTGAAATGAAACTTACTCCGCCTGATTGGTCAGCTGTAAATGTAAAATGTCTTAAATGCGGAGATGTACGAGGAATCTTCAAGCAATCATGGGACAATGGATTTACAGGCTCTACAGTGCATGACAGACTGCTGACATGTCCGATTTGTGGAGTTTTAACGCCGCATGTTATTGTCGAGAAGGTGGCGAAGTCTGATGAATGATCGAATAAAAATTGTATGCAAAGACTGTGCTTGCAAGCGTACAATAGCCCTCTGTAAATGGGATGAAGCTGAAAGATACTCAAGGTATTACCCCAATATCCGCTATGCTAGGTGCGAAATTTGCCGGAGATACACACTGCATAAATATGACGGAGGAAAAGACAGATGAGTGACTGGATGCGCGAAGTGGACTATGCGACTTACTGCCCGAAATGCAAGAACTTCAAGGTGCTGGAGACGGACGAGCCCTGCAACGAGTGCATAACGGAGTGTGCGCGGGAGGGGACGGTTAAGCCTTTGAAGTTCGAGGAGAAGACGCGAAAATAACAGACTCCTTTATGGAGAAATCCAAATACTGACTATAAAGGAGAAATATTTATGGCAAAGGTTTACACTATGGAAGAACTCGAAAGAGCACGAAAGAAAGCTCAAATTCGGGAGTGGTTCCAGGACAAAAAGGTAAAAGCACGGACTTGGTGTTATGAGCACAAAGAGCAGATTATTACTTATGGTCCGGTTGTTGTGGGCGGAATTGCAGCAGGAGCAAAAATGCTGTCGAAGCACGCGGCACTGGCCAAGGAGCAGAATCTGAAGGATTTGTACTGCTACGACAGAAGTTTGGGACATTACTGGAAATTGCGTCGAGAACTGACGAACGAAGAATGGCTGGAAATCGATAAGAGAAAGAAAAATGGTGAAAGACTGAGTGATATTCTCGATGATATGAGGGTATTGGACTGACTTCATTATGGAGCCGTGGAGAAATCTGCGGCTCTTTATTTTTATCATTGAAGGAGATGCTTGTATGCAACGTATGAACATCAAATGTTGCCATTGTGGAGACTACACCTCATTTATCACAGAGGAGAATATCGAAGTTATTCCTCAAGTTAATCTCACAAGAACCGATATGGATATTTTGGGCGATATTGCCGAAGCATTGGCGGAATGCGGTTGCTTCGGGGTGTGTGATTTCTTACGCCGGGTTCAGAGCGAAGTAACCAAAATTGTAGAGTATCAGGAGGAACGGTGAACGCTAAATGATATTTGCTGAAGAGGATTTGAACTCTTTGAATGCTATTGCCGGATTATTGGCTTCATTCGGGTGTGATAGTCAGGCTGGCTGTGTGCTTTATATTCAGCATAAAATCGCAAAGACCATGGAGGCTGACGAAAGGAAATGCAGAAATGAGAAACATGTCTAAGAAAACCTGGAAACTCCGGGTTTGGAATCACATGACCGAGATGCAGAAGTTGGATATTCTGCTGAAGCATGCTAAGGTTCCGCATACTTATGGACGTCGTTGGCCAGAGATGGACAGACCGGACTGTCCGGAGTATCTTCCGGGCGGACGGCTTGATTGCGGTGAGCAAATCATTGCATATGATGCTGCTGGAAATCGTATCTGGGATGGCGTTTGGGGTTGGGGTTCCTATGGCTTTGAACAGGGGCTTATCGAGGTGATGGGCGCACAGCTACTTGGCCATGATGATGTTGAGGGCTGGCTCACGGCTCGTCAGGTCGCAAAGATGTGGAGGTGTAGAAATGCTGCGCAAAATCGTTGATTTCGTCAAAAAGATATTCTGGACAGAACCGATGGTTTCGACAGTCAACACGCTGAAAGATGCCATGCGGGATCTTGAGGTGGCCCGGAACCACTTTGAGAACTGCGATCCGGAGTTTATCACGGCTGCTATCTTCGAGCTGAACGCTGCGGAGAGCCGTCTGGATGCGGCGAGGAGGTGTGTGGGGTGAAGCCGTTTTATTATCCGACTTACAAGTGTCGATTTTGCGAGGAGGAATTTAACGATGGGCATCCCTACTGTAATCTCGAAGATGCGAAGAACAATCTGGCCGGTCTGATGGCGTTCCGCCCAATTCATTATTGCGATGGTGGTCATATTGGCATTGGATATTTTACAGGTCTCGAAAGGGTTGATAAGGATGAATGATGTTTGGGAGAAGATCGGCCATATGCTGGGTCATATTCTGGCGGCAACGCTGGTTATTTGCGCATGGCTGATCATTATTGTGTTCACGCTGAAGGTGATCTGGTTCATTTTGTTCCGGATTCTGCTGTGAGGTGCGATATGATTGACTATGAAGAAGTTGTTGAGGCCATATGGAGGTACGACTGTCCTCGAATCGACATTGATGAGGATATTACGACGCTTTATGCGGATGGCAAACCCTTTGCGCAAGTTATTCGCAGGTCTGACGGGTCACGCGAGGACTTGTATTCTGAGGATTACGAGCTTCAAAAAGATACCCTGATCAAGCCGAACGCTACATTGCGTGATGTGGTCGAGCTTTGCATGAATGGCGACATTAGCTACGCAGATGCTCGTGAATGGTGCATGGAGAATGATATTTCACTTGGGCAGTTCGACAGGTGGCTTTATGGCGCGCTGAGAAAGTCTGATACCCCTGTCCGGGTGGAACCGAAAGAACCGTGGCCATATCGAGTGGTGGCGGGTATAAACCGGGTGCTGGAGATTCTGCTTAACTCGATTTTGGAGGATTTTATATGAAGATGCACACGTTTTGGTTTGAGTGCACGGACAATGGTGGCGGGCATCAGGCCTTTGAAGTCAGGGCGACCGACAAGCAGGAGGCCATCAAGAAGGGCATGGCGTTTGCAAAGAAACATGCTTCGGGTGATATCTGTGGGGATTGGGAGTGCAAAATGATATCGGAGTGGACAACATGAACAACGACTTCGGAGCACTTACGATACTTGCACCTAAATGCCAGAAGTGTCCGAAGGTGGAAACTTGCGACCATAAGCAACTGGCTCATCTCGGATACATTATCCCGATCGAGGATATTGGCATCAGCATGGTTGCCCAAAGAGGTAATGGAAAGAGCCTGCGGCAGCTTGAAATCATTGATTTATTGATGAAAAGGAGAACTAATTATGAAAATCATTGAACCTAAGTACGAAATCCTCACTGATATTTCTGAGGGAGGCATTAAGGAGCTCCAGCAGATCGAGCGGGTGGCCCGGGTCTGCTACAAGAGCGAGGACAAGATCACGCCGGATGGTGAGTCGGCAAAGAAACTGGTGGGCTTTCTGGTGAAGCAGGGGCATGAGGCTATGCTGGAGCATTCGCAGCTGTCCGTGCTGTTTACCTGTGACCGGGCCATTGCCAACGAGTTGGCACGGCACCGTATTGCGAGCTTTGCGCAAGAGAGCACACGGTACTGCAACTACTCGAAGGAGAAGTTTGGCGGGGAGCTGAGTTTTATCCGGCCGTATTATATTGATGTGACCGACACTGACGAGAAACGTGAAAGCGCAGAATATACGCCTGGCAGCACCTGGCTTGATTCCTGCGAATCTGCGGAAATCCTTTATAAGGATATGATCGCACTCGGTATGCGTCCCGAACAGGCCCGTTGTGTGCTGCCACTGTGCCTGAAGACCGAGATCGTGGTGACGGCCAACTACCGTGAGTGGCGCAACATCTTCAAGCTGCGTACTCCTGTGGCGGCCCATCCTCAGATGCGGGAGCTCATGTGCCCGCTGCTGATGGAACTCCAGAAGAAGATCCCGGTGGTGTTCGATGATATTTACACGTACTGGCCTGCGGATGACCAGACACGGAAAGGAAGTATGGTGAAGTGATGCGAATTGTGCTGCTCGCAAGCATTATTTTGCAAGCTATCGCAATTGGAATGTCTTTTGCTGAGAACATCGGCGAAGAAAAACAGAGAATCATCAGATATACAGGATGGTTCTTGCTTTTGATTTACATGATATTTGGTTGAGGTGATTACCTATGAAAAATCGTATTATTTGCGTCGTTGCATGTATGATAATGCTTGTTGGCTGCCTCGGGTTATGCAGTTGTGGAAATTATAGGGTGTTTGATACGACATTTACCTATTCCTGGGCACAGATTAAGTTGCCCGATGGAACTATTGTTCAAGGCAAAGTGGACAACTGGACTGACTACGAAGGCGATCAGCTGCAAATCACGATTGACGGTACCACATATCTGGTTCATGCAGCAAATGCTATTATGAAAACCTAAGTGGGAAAGGATGCGGTGATAAGAAATGCAGCAAAGAACGTATGATTTTCTCGCTAAGTTGAAGGTTCCCATGCTGACCTTTGGCGGAGAGCTGATGGGCGAGGCTGTGGAGATGGTCGTCGATGACTTGAACTCGCACCGATTCATGTCCATGAGGGATATCGAGGCATCACTGGCAGATAAGTTCAATTGCAGCCCTGGTGTTGCGGATCGCCGGATGCGGTATGCATTGGATATGGCGGAGTATCGCTCTGGTGGGGTTAATGCTGAGCTGGAGAATTTGAAGAGTACGTACGATATTAAGGTGCTGTCGCTGAAGAAATTCTTGTATGCGGCGGGGAGAAGTTTGATGACGGAGGTGAGTGTGGGCTAAGATCGTGGCTAATTTTAGTGGTGAATATGGACTGGTTGAGAAAATTTCCGGTTTGACGAACCAGTTTGTGAGGTTTCGGTTCAAGGGTAAGAAGTGCGATACGATCATCTCACCGGAGAATGTGATGTTTGAGATTGAGGATTAAGGTATGAAACTGGATAAAAATGTTATTTGGGTGAGGCCGCCCTGATTTACTTGACTATGGGCAGAGCACATGATATCCTAAATACATGACGAATAGGAGGTGCTTTTTATGGCACGGACGGTAAAATGCCCTGGCTGTGGTGCGGATCTTACGGTGAAGGATGACAACCGAGATTTCATGTTCTGTGAGTTCTGCGGGACGAAGGTTCGGCTCGATGACTATCAGGAGACACATCGGTTTGTGGATGAAGCACGAATCCAAGAGTCCAAGGATGCGAAAGAACTTGAGCTTAAGAAGATGGAGCAGGAGAGATGGCGAACCGAAGACGCTAACAAAACTGCTGCTACTTATTTCAAGTGGCTTGGAATCGTCATTGTGATTTTGGTCATAGCGTATATAATTTGCATGGGCTTAGGTATCGCTTGATGCCCATTTCTGCCCATTTCTGCCCATTTTATTTTTCGCAATTTTTGGGATTTTTCGAGAAAACGTCAAAAAAGTGCCATTTTTGTGGCCAAAAACCCACTTTGTGGCCAAAAAATTTTCTAAAAATGGCCACAAAATTTAACGTATTTACGTTAAAAATATGCAGTTTGGCCAAAAACCCACTTTTTTCTTTAACTTACTTAAAAAAATGAAAAAATATATATAGTAATAGAGGATAAAAAACGGGTTTTTGGCCACAGCGAGTTTTTACCCATTTCCACCTTGCAAAAGAGCGCCAAATAGTGTATTCTTAAAACACCGTGTACGAACGTAGCACTCCTAACATATATGAGGTGAAAAGTTATGGATAAGTACGGTATTGAACATTGGATCACAACTGACCAATATGGAAATGAAGTTGAATGCTTTGCAAATAAATTTGCAGAGGTTCATACGAAACGTCCGATTTGTGTTTGTGGTGAGCCGATGGTGGAAACTCGTGAACTCGAATGGGACTGCCCTAAATGTGGGGCACACCTCGAAGCGGAAGATGTTTCCAGAAGTATCAATCCGGATGATTATATGACCTGTAACCTTGAGCCGGATGAAGACTACGGAGAGTACAAATATATGGAAGATGACGATGGTAGTCGAGCTTTCCTTGCTGGTGCGCCGGGATACGAGATTGATTTCTTTCACCTAATTTAATATAGCCACGGCATTGCCTCTGCACGAAAAATGCAGGGGCTTTTTTCTTTTTCTCTGAAAATTCCTAAAAATTCACATTTTTTCCTAAAAACTCACGCGAGAAAAACATCCCCTTTTATGGGGGGAATAGAATGCGTCTCAGGATGCACTATTCCTCTTATTTTTGGAGGTTGTATCATGCTCGAAAACAAATTCAAGACAGGATTGATAAGGGAACTGAAAGAACGCTTTCCCGGCTGCATGGTTGTCCATCTTGACCCAAACGAGATTCAGGGAATCCCCGATCTCTTGGTTCTCTACGGCACAACATGGGGTGCATTGGAGGGCAAGAAGTCAGCGAGTGCATCTCATCGTCCAAATCAGGACTATTACGTTCAGCAGATGGATGAGATGAGTTTTGCGGCCTTTATCTATCCCGAAAACAAGGAGGAAGTTCTTAATGAACTGGCGAGATCATTCGAGGCTCACGGGGAAACATGCCCTCCTCGGAGCAAGTAACTACCATTGGTTGAACTATGACGCAGATAGATTGACCAATGCAGTTCTTAATTACCAGGCGAAGGAACGGGGAACACGGCTGCACGCATTTGCAGCAGAGTGCATTGATCTGAAGCAAAAACTGCCGAAGAACAAGAAAACCCTTAATACCTACGTGAACGATGCCATTGGTTTCCGCATGGATACCGAGCAGGTGCTGTATTACAGCGACAACTGCTATGGAACTGCGGATGCCATTTCGTTCAACGATGGGTTCCTTCGCATCCACGACTTAAAAACCGGAGCTGTTCCTGCACATATGGAGCAGCTCTATATTTATGCCGCTCTGTTCTGTCTGGAGTACGGATACCACCCGAAAGATATTCGGATGGAGCTCCGTATCTACCAGAACGATGAAGTTTGGGTCGAGAACCCCACTGAAGAGGAAATCAGCCCCGTCATCGCTAAAATCAAAGAGTTCGACCCGATCATCACTGATATTTTGTTAGGAGTGGCAGCATGAATCCGATTGAAAAAGACCTCCGTTCTTATTTTGGCATCACTTCCGAAAGCAATATCCTGGAGCACTATGGTACCAAGCGACATTCTGGTCGCTATCCTTGGGGTTCCGGCGACAATCCGTACCAGCATTCCGGCGATTTCCTGTCTCGTGTAGAGGAGCTTAAAAAGAAGGGCCTCTCGGAGAAGGAGATTCTGGAGACCATCAACGACTCTCTTCCTGACGAGTATAAGATGGGCTTGACCGAGTTCCGCACTGCACGTCAGAAAGCAGGCCATGACCGTAAGGCATTGGAGTACGATCAGATTCGTGCGCTGAAGGATGACGGTCTTGGCTGGAAGGAAATTGGTGACAAGCTCGGCATGAGCGAGTCCAGTGTGAGGTCCAAGTATAACAATGCGATTGGCGAAAAAGCCAGCCAGGCTGAGAAGATTGCCGCGACTCTGAAAGAAGAGGTCGATAAGAAGGGCATGATTGATATTTCTGAGGGCGCAAATCAGGTCCTCGGAGTGTCGGAAAGTAAGCTGGACGAGGCTGCTTATATTCTGGAAGCAGAATATGGCTACCAGCGCTATGGCGTTGGTATCAGACAGCCGACCAATGTCCGTCAGCAGACGAACATCACGGTTCTCGCAAAGCCGGAGTTCGACCAGAAGTATGCTTATCAGCATCAGGATCAGATCGATTCTCTGGGCGATTACCACTCTGATGATGGCGGCGAGACCTTCACGAAGCTTCAGCGCCCCTCTAGTCTGGATTCCAGTCGAGTTGCAATTCATTATGGCGATGAAGGCGGTCTGGACAAAGACGGTGTTATAGAGATTCGCCGTGGTGTGCCCGACCTTGACCTCGGCAAGAGCCATTATGCGCAGGTTCGTATCCTCGTTGACGGTGACCATTATCTGAAGGGCATGGCTGTCTATTCTGATGATCTGCCGGATGGTGTGGACGTTAGGTTCAACACCAATAAGCCTTCTGGCACGCCCAAGATGAAGGTCCTTAAAGAAGCAAAAGCGGATCCTGACAACCCGTTTGGCGCAGCTATCAAGGCCAACGGACAGAGCATGTATATCGGCGAAGATGGCAAAGAGCACCTCTCGCCGATCAACAAGCTGAAAGAAGAGGGCGACTGGGATACGATGTCCCGGAACGTCTCTTCTCAGTTCCTTTCCAAGCAGCCCAAGAAGCTGATCGAGAACCAGCTTAACCTTACTGTCGCGGATTACAAAGCCCAATATGATGAAATCATGCGGTACGATAATCCTACGGTCAAAAAGAAGTTGCTCAACGATTTTGCTGATACGGTTGAGGGAACGTCCATGACTCTGAAGGCATCTGCTTTCCCGGGTCAGTCCACGAAGGTTATCCTGCCGATCAATAAGATCAAGGAGACAGAGGCGTATTGCCCCACCTATGAGAACGGCACTCGGCTTGCACTGATCCGTTATCCTCATGCAGGTACCTTTGAGATTCCCATTGTGACTGTCAACAACAAGAATGTCAGCGGTAAGCGGAATCTCGGTGCAATTCAGGATGCAATCGGCATCAATGCAAAGGTTGCAGAGCGCCTGTCTGGTGCTGACTTCGATGGCGACACGGTTATGGCAATCCCTGTTACTGACAAAGTCAACATTAAGTCTACTCGTGCGCTGAAAGCATTGGAAGGATTCGATCCCAAGACCGCTTATGCAGTTCCTGAAGGCAATCCGAACAATGTCAGGCTGATGAAGAAAGAGGAGAAGCAACGCGAAATGGGCGTGATCTCCAACCTCATCACTGATATGACATTGCGAGGTGCTGATGAGGACGAGCTTGCACGTGCGGTTAAGCACTCCATGGTCGTTATCGATGCGGAAAAGCATAAGCTGGACTATAAGCGCTCTGAGCGAGAGAATGGTATCCCCGAGCTGAAGCAGAAGTGGCAGATTCGTGTGGACGAGGAAGGCGCTACGCATTATGGTGGCGCATCCACGCTCCTGTCTCGCCGTAAGCAGACGGTTCGTGTACCCGAGCGTCGTGGCAGTGTTCGAGTTGATAAGGAAACTGGCGAATACATCTACAAAGAAAGTGGACGTACCTTTACTGACCCCAAGACGGGTAAGGAACGCAAGGCTGAAGATACAGTCAGTCTGATCTCCGAAACGAAGGATGCGCGCACGCTGTCTTCTGGCACCATCCAAGAGAACCTGTACGCGGACTTCTCCAACAAGC